GTACTTGTTCCACACCGCCGCCCGCACCTGCGCAATCGGAATCTTTCCCCATCCGAGCGAAGTGTTAAGCGCGTTGTCATACGACCACCCCGCCCGGTAGAAGGCCGCTTCATACTGGCTCTTGAGTCCCTGGATGGCGAAATTAGCTTTTTCAACATCGCCGGACTCCACAGCCTCGTTGAAGAGTTCCTGCTGGGCCTTGCTCAGGTTCTGAGAAGCCCACTGGACCATCTTGTTGTACTCTTCGCGCGTGCCGAATTGCTCGAGCACCTGGGATTCGTACTGAGCCGCTAGAGCCTGCTGGCCTTGGATATATCGATCGACCGTCTCACGGTTGATCCCAGCTTTCTCCAGAGCTTTATAATCCTCGTCCTCAAGTTCTCCCTTTTCAGAGAACTTCTGAGTAAGAGCGTCCAGGTTCAGGCCAGCATCTTCGGCAGCCTGCTCGGCTTCCTCTTGCTGCTCCTGGGAGATGGAAAGGCCCTGGGATTCTTCTCCAGAAGTGTCATCCCCTTGGTCGGAAGACGATTTCTGTTTCTCAAGCTCAAGGTAGGCCTTGGCCAGGTCCTCAGGCGTATTGAATTTCTCAGGAAGCCAATCAGGGCGATCCTCATCGCTTCCTTGTTGTTGCTGTTGCTGTTGACCGTCGCGGCCTTCGAGTTCAGCAACGATCTCTTCCGTGCTCTGAGTTCGGTCCTCAGTCGCGATGGTTGCAGATTCTGTCGCCATTATTGGCTACTCTCTTTCATAGCGGCTTGCGCGGCTGGGCCAGCGGCCTTACTCGCAATTTCCGCCATTTGCTGTTGTTGCATCTCTTCACGGCGCTCTTGCTTCCGCTGTTCGCGCTCTTCCTGGCTGCGAATGAGGCCGTCCATATCGATACCCAATCCGGTTCCGAACCGTTTGAAATAGTCAGCAAGGTTGAGGTACTCGTCGATGGTCTCCGGGCCGAACTTGGCGATTTCTGATGACAGGACCTGGTACTTAGACAGGTCGTGTCCCCGGCCGAGCGCTTCGAGACCGGTGACGATCGACGGCTCGATACCATCAGGCAGAGTCGGGATCCTATCCTCGCGCTCCATCAACGAGATCAATCGCTTCACGAGAGGCAGCTGGAACTCCTGAGACAGGAGCGAGTAAACACCTCCCAGGGCGTCCTCAAGCTCAGCTGCCATGAACCGGATTTCTTCAGCAGTGACTCGTTCAGCATCACGTTGAACCGAACTATTCAGGAGGAACGCATGGGCCATGCGCTGCATGATCTCGCCCATGGTGCTCTGAGCGACGGAAAGGTCAGCCCGCTTCTCCAACTGGATAACAGAGACGTCGTCCTCGTTGCCCTGGATCACGTCCAGGTTATTCGCCTCGATTACCTTCTGGATTCTCGTGGTCGAATTGGGCCTGACCATGATGATAGACTTGGCCGCAGCTAGGGACGTCTCGAGGATTGACTTCGAGAGTCCTTCAAGCGCGTTGAGGTCGCCGATATACTCTTCGACGTGTCCTCGCCCGTAGTCCTCTCCGTCCAGGTGGGTCCAACGAAGGGCCAGGAAAGGGGGTTCGTCCTTGTTGTATGACCCTTTAGACCCGGGAACGGTTAGGCCTTCTACCTCCTGATATTGATGATACTTCTGACCCTTGAGGTAGAAATGCGTGTACACTTCAACCGTGTCCTCAGGGTCGTACTTCTCAGCATCAGGCTGCTCGTCCAGCTTCTTTCGGATCTCTGGAGGGAGGGCGCCGTAAGCGATCTCCTCTTTGATCACGACATCCAGGACGACACCGTCAGGGCTTCGACGGACGACATAGGAGTCGAACCTGACAGCCCTGGGTCTTCCCTCTTTCGGGAGCAGTAGGAGGACATTTCCTGCAGTGATAACCTGCTTCAACGCAGTGAACACTGGAGTCCTCAGAGCACGCCGTTCAGACTCGGTCATCACAGCACGCTCGACATCGTTCAGAGCTTCTTCGAACTCTGCGCGTCCATCCTCGTCGAATTGCTCCGCGAGGGTGTAGTCATCCACCATTAGGCGGAAGAAAGGTGAGTTTGGGGGAAGGAGAGACAGGAGGAGCTTTGACGCTAGATTATTAACGCCTCGAGCGCCGATCGACTGGAACGGCGTGTAAAGCTCAGAACTTCCTGTGTGACCTGCCGGAGGCATGAGCGACGGAATAGTCAGCTCAGCGCATTGGCGCGCTCGGGTCAGGTAAGGCTCTCGTTTGGGAGAGAGCGACTCGTAAAGAGACTTTGCAGTATTATCTCGGTTTGTATCTTGTGTCATCTAGCCTCCACTCGGAATATTCAGTCCGCCTGTGGAAGCCGATGAGTTGACCGGAATGGCCAGGTCCCCGCCTGCCCTGTACCTCTTAGTACCGATGGAACGTGACCTTGTTTTATCACGCTTCTCGTCGGTGAACTTAGGCGCTGTTTGATCTAGCACAGGCGCTGGACGAGGAGTTGGAGCAGGCTTGGGAGGTTTCGGCTTGTCAACGAAGCACATCCGTTTCTTCCTCTCGAGCCTTTAAATCTTCTAGAAAACGGACGACGCTTGCCTGGCCAGCTTTGTACATCACCGTGCTCAGGTCTTCTTTAGGATCGGGACACTTGTCGGGGAAAACTTCCTTCAAGTGGTCGATCAACTGAGTCTTGATATTCATGCTGGTTTGCATGTGTGCTCGTCCTTTCGTGCATAATATGGGGGAGAAGGTGAGGTCTAGACGACCTCACAAGCTCCTCCTGTACAGGCCAACTCTTGGCTTGCCACGGTATTATCTTCTTCTTCCCTGTAAGACGAGAAATCTACCTCAGGCATTTCCTGCATCATCTCTTCAGCATCGATATAGCTGACTGATGTGTAAGGAGCTTGCCTGTAGGTATGATCGGAACGGGGAAGAAACGAGATCCCGGAAACCCTGTCTCGGTGGTCCCAGACCCAACGACCGACCTCGTCCCACTCATCGGGACCGACCTGAATCGTCACAGATGGCTTATGCTCACACCAGTATTTCTGGTAGACCAGCCAAAGCTCGAGTTGATCGATGGCCGACACCTCGTCCGTCACTGTGGCGTTCATAGGCGCCGTGATGGGGAACGAGAACACGTTATTTCCATCTGAGTAGAAATCGTCTTCACACGGAATTCCCTGGCTCTCCATCCAGCGACTGAGGCTGTCTTTCTTGTCCATACGGACCCGTCGAACATATGCCTCGTCAAACCTAGGATGAAGACCGGACGCCGCGTCTACCAACTGGCTGACAGTTCCTGACGGTTTGACGCACGTAACGGCTGCTGCCTGGTTGATGCCAATCCGATCGGCGTAGATGCGATTGATCTCTACAGCTGTGTCTCGGAGAAACTCAAGTGTGACTTCCAGGTCTTCACTGGGCGTCGACATAAACTGATTGTCGTAGATGCCTGTTAGGGACACGCCGAGAAGCGCTTCGTCCCGGGTGTTCTTCTTCCATTCGACAGACAAATGCGGCATGTCCTGGAGGCCAGCCTGAAGAGTTCCTAGGATGGTCGCCAAGCGAACTTTCCTAAAAAGCTCGTCCTTGTCGTCGTCCTCCCGGACAATCACTTCAGACAGGTTGCAGAACTGCTTTGACCGGAGAATAATTTCAGAACAAGGGTTGGTTCCCCATTCCCAGTCCTCTCGCCTGGCAGGAACGTCACAAGCGTCTCTAGAGAAAATACCCCGTTCTCCAGACCCCGAGTCTTGGAGAGAGCGCCACTCGTCGTTGAACTCAATAGGCGTGATGCCGCCCGGGTGGACAGCCGAGTTATTAGCTAGGGCGCGCTGCGGGTTATCCACCCACCACTCGCCAGTCTTAGCGTCCCGCATCTCCTGATCATCCAGGTCGGACAGTGAGATCAGAGCGGACCTGCGAACACCGCCGCACACGACAACTTCCCCGACCTTGCACAGGATGTCGTGAAGCTCGATTGGTTTCAGTCGGCGTCCCTTGGACCCCACGAACGTGTTGATAGCAAACCCGACAAGAGACTTGAAAGGCTCGGGACCGGACGCCCGTCCTCCAAACGTTTTCAGACGCTCTCCTGCTGGACGGATCTGAGAGAAATCCACAGCAGGGATATGACCAAGCCACTACTTGGAGTCAGGGACTTCCACGACGATGTCGGGGTTATGCTCCAGGTCGTCGGGGACGACAGGAAGCTTCTCGGTGTATTTCCGCTCGACAGAGAAGCCTACGCCGGTGCCGCACATGAGGATATAGAGAGCCTCAGAGAGCGCTTCAGTTTCCTCGATGGCGAGGTAGGCGCAGTTATACCCAGCTACGTTGTCCTTATCGAGCGCTGGGCCAGCGGTCATCAACGCCCGCATTGACGGCATGACATCGAGATTGAGTATACCGTGACGCAGCTCTTCCCACGGAATGCTTGCGTTAAGGTGGCGATCCTGGAAGAACCTGATGTAGCGATCGACAGTTTCGGGCCAGGTTTCACGCCGGTTTTCTTCAGGCACCCACCGGGCATACCGGGAGAGGTGGATCATCTGTTGATACGGAGTCGGTAGTGTTTCTGTCATTCCTTCTCTTATTCTTGTTTGTGTTGTTATTTTACCCGAAGCTTCTCCGAGCGTCGGTCTCGTTATCGAAGAGCCTGCGTCAGTTAGCCTCCTCCGCCAGCTCATCCAGG